ATATTCATCCGTCATAGTCTTATCTCCCATGCAACGACTCATAAAATTGCTTCTACTTTCTCCTGTTTTCGGTTTAGGTATTGGCATATATGTCTACATATAGTATCTGAATGATACAAATATAACAATATCTTGTATTTTAAAATGTAAGATACAAAAAGTTTCATCAAAATTTTAAGTTAGTTCATCCTCATTATGAAACGAACTTATAAATTGATCTATTTTTGACTGACTTACAGGGATGCCATTTTTGATAGATTGATTGAGTAGCCTAATCAGATTAATTTTTTTATTTTGGTCTAGTACATCTACATCATCTTTTAACAAAAAGTATTTTGGTATATTTATTTGTTGATCTGGAAAATTAAACTGATACTCAACTAACTTTTTATCTAAATCCAAATCGTTGAAAACAGATGTAATCTGCATATTTTCTAAGGTATAGCCATAATCTTCTAAAGACATCAATCATCAACTCCGTTAATAAAATCTATAATTTCATCAAATTTTCTTGTTGTGTTAGGTGCATATAAGTTCATTAGTCTTCTCCAAAATTTTGCGTTCTCTCCGCCTAGCAGAGATATATAGTTAGCAAATGCTTCTGTAGTCATATTTTTGTTCACAGTTTTTAAATTATTTTCTAAATATTCTAAAGCTGATTTTGTAAGTTTATTTTTATTTATAGGTATCGTATTGTCAATTTTTCTAAATCCACTTGTTAATTCGTCTACATAGTAAGTTACACCATGTCCACTCGTATATTGTCCTTTTGTAATTGAACCTAAAAAATCATCAAAATAAAGTGCTTCTTTTCCAAGTAGTAAACCTTGTTTATCAAACTTACGAGACAGACTAGATATCATTGTAAAAAAATCAGAATCGTAACCTGATTGAAGTTTGGCTACTATATTGACTAAATTATAATAATCACCAGTTTTGTCTATTTGTAACAGAAAATCATCTCCAAGCATCATCTTCAGATCGTTGTATTTAAATCTTGCGTGTGGGGAATTGTCTATCAAGTTTACTATGCTTTTTTCAAAAGTGTCAAAATCAACATCACGCTGTAATTTTTCAGCTAAACCAACTCTTTTTCTTCTAGTTCTTGTTCCTTGTATGTCATCTCTGAATTCTTTTCTAGTTACACTCAGTCCAATTTTTTTTAAAAAGCTGTCACTGTATACAAAATCACCGTAATTTACCGATCCAAGTTGCATACCTACTTCATCATAGAACTGGTAACCAGTTCCTTGCTCAAAAGGATTCAAATCTTTTGAGAATGTATTTATATACCTTTCTTCTGCCTCTTTTTTTAATTTTGCTAAACTAGCTCCATCTTCTACAAATTCGTCTGCTGCTTCTCTTGAAAAGGCTACTTGATATGTATCTTTACCTTGTCTGTTAAAGTTATCTTTTTTTGCTGCTGCATATTTTGTTAATAAATTATTATCGTGATCAATGTGATGACCATATTCGTGTCTAAAAGTTATAGCACCTACTTTGCTTTTAGAAGAACGATACCTTCCCATGTTTATTGTAGGTTTATATTGCCATCCTGCTGCTGCTGTTGTTTTACCTAAAGCAAATTTAGCTCCTTGACCTTTGTTAATTATTTCTGCTAACGGTGCTACTTTTTTTAAGCTGTTTATTATGTTAGTTTCACCGAGCCAATGTTTTGTAGACCTATGCCAACTTAACTCCGCAGGTATTGTAGAACCATATATTGCATCTATGTTTACAGTTTGTGCCTCAATAGCTTCTCTAATCATTTCTCTCAACTTGTCAGGCTTTGTACCAAAAGGTGCGAATCTACCGAGCCACCTCTGTTGAGATTCAGGACTTATATCAATATCTTGATCTAGTAACCTAGTAGGTCTGTCAACCGTTGTTGCAGGTTTATCATTTACAGTCGGCTTTTCAATTTGATCTATTACATTTTCTGCTTCTTCTTTCTCTACATAGATTATTACGCATCTGCAGTTTATTACGTTCTTAGCACCGCCTGCAGGATCACCTGCATATTCCATCTCAGCACCGCCAACTAAAAACTTGTCGTCCATTGGGACTGTTTGTCCATTAGCTGCTGAGTGTGCCGACCTTGTACGCAAGTCTCCTGTAGCTGCCCACCTTTTCACCATCTCTATACCATAATCTTTTGATGCGGTTTTGTGGTATTGATGGTTTGCAAAGGATGCCGCATTGTGTGTTTCTGTCCTAGCAATCAAGGCTGACCTTGACCTACCTATTTTATTTGTAGCAGTTATATTTCTTGAAATTTGATCTAGAGTAAGGTTATTAGAACGACCTTCTTGTATTTGATTCTGTATGCTTATAGCTACTTGATTGGGTACATTTGAGAAGTAAGGTGTTCTTGTCCTGAAGTAATCATCTATCAATCCCTCAAATTCTACTGACCTTCCAAAAACAAATACTTCTTCTTGTTTTCTACCCCTATCGTAAGTTTCTTCGTTATCGTTATACACCACACTGAAAACCTTTTTGTAGTGTTGTCGCATGACAGTTTCGGTCAAAGCAGTAGTTTCTCTTACAAAAAAAACAGGTTCAAAATCTTGTGTGGTTTTATACTGGTTGCTAGCTTTCTTAATTTGCGTGCGATATAAAGTTTGTAATTTTTTAAATATATCGTTTTGCAGTCTTTTTTGTATTCTAAGCTGTTTGTTTACCTCTTTTCGTACATCAATTCGCCCTCTTCTTAGATTAAGAAAGCGTTTTACTGCCAACATTAGTTTTTAGAACTTAATGGATGTCCTTTTGGGAATAAGTCTGTATCGTGCTTACCGCTTCTAAATCTACCGTTTCTAAGTGCGTATAAATATGAATTGACTCTAGCGTATGCCCATTGCTCTTCACTGTTTACGCTTGGTCTGACTGATGTTGGGTTGGTACGGTATGCTCCAACTCCTCTTTCAAACACTGCGGTAAGTGTTCTAAGGTTTGTTCTCTTAGTTGCAGTGTCGCCATACTCTTCGTTGTGATCATCTACTTTCTTTTGTAAACCTTTCTTTACTGCACCAGATACAGCTTTAGATTCTGTTAGCTTGACTTCTATATGGTTATCAAAAGCCAAGAACTTCTCTTCTTCCCTCTTGATCTGCTCTACCTTACGTCTTGACCAAGCAAAGCCTGCATCACCGCCCCACAATGCCCATGCTATTCTGCCTGCTGATGGATAACCGTCCTCGCCTTGATCAAAGCCTTGTCCTTGCTTATCTACCTCATGCCTTGAGAAAAAGCTAAACATTCTTTTGACTGTGCTTATGGAAAGTCTTTCTTTGTTTACTAACTGGTTAGCTCTAGCTACACCGACTGCTGTACCGCCTCTATTGTGTTCCTGTCTCCAATTTAAGCCTCTCTGTGCTTCTGTAGCCATGCTATCTGTAGGCATAGTATCTATATCAGATAAAGCCTTCTCGTCCTCTTCTAAGAAGTCTAAGTCCTTATCTTCATCTTCTACATAAGCATCTAACTCTTCTTCAGCTAATGGATCATCTGCTTCTGGTACTGTATCTGAGGTTATTGGAAACAAGGTTGCTGAGATATAAAGGTCATCTGCACCGTCTATTGGTGATAGACCTATGGCTTCTCTAGCTTCGTTCCTAGTCATTATGCCTTCTCTAACTGCTGATGTTACATTCTCGTATGTGCGTTTAGTTCTTTCAGCTAAGGCAGGTATCTTGTCAATATCAAAGCAAAACTCTAGGTTCTCTCCAAACATAGGAACTAACCATTCATTGAAGTCTGACTCCAATTTTTTTAAGTGTGGAATGATGGTTTCTTCATACAGTGCAAGTCTCGCTTCAGCTACATTTGCATAAGTTTGTGCATCTGGAACTCCTACCAACTGACTTGGTACTCCGAAACACATAGCAATGTCCGTAGCTGCCATGTGCTTCAGATTGAGGAAATCCATATCTTTTGGACTGAGACCCATTTCTTTCCAATCAAAGTCTCCTTCCAACAATAACGGTCTGCCTGCATTAGCAGTACCACTAAATCTGTTATTCAGGTCTGTTAATAATTGTTGTCTTTGTGATTCTGTTAAGTTTACTGATATACCTGCATCATCTTGTGGCTTAAATACGACTGCACCACTTGGTCTTGCTCCATTACTGAGTAAGTTTATATTGTGTTTACCTGACATATTATGTTGGTCAACTTCTATAGCTGCTGCTGACATAGGAGACAGTCCGTAAAAATCATCTAAAGGATTCCATAGTTTGACGTGCTTTACTTCACTAAATCCTGTTCTTTCTTCAACATCATAAACAGCTTGGACTCTGCCATTTATCACATACTCATATCTATCTGGTATGGGATTACTACCACCTTTAATTACCATTCTGTCTGGTCTCAAAAGGTGTAGTTCTTTTGGTGCGCCAACTTCTGATCCTACTTTCAGTACATAGGCATTGCCACTCAACAAAAGGAAACCAAAGATGCTGTTAAAGAACTCACTATGGGATTGCAGAGGATTAGGTCGGCTCAATAGGGTGACGATAGGGTGACTATCTAAGACCTGATCTCCTGCTTTTACCATAAACGGTACTGCACTAGCACCTTTGGCTATTTCGTTTACGCATCTATAAACGATGCTGTTTTTCATGTAGCCTTCTTCGGCTAGGTCTGCATAACTGTAGTTTCTTGACTTAGATGTACCTACTCCAAAATACCC